GGTGTTCTGGATTGGCATCGGAACTGGAGGGACAAAGGTAGGCACCGGGGGTCCGGGAGTTACAGTGCCATCTGGCCCAACTGTGCCTCCACCTGGCGGTGAAATCTGCTGGATGGCTGGGGGACCTGCTTGTATGATAAGCTGCTTACCCTGTTCGATTTGTTGTGGTGTTGGGGCCTGGCCTCGTGCGATGAGCATACCGACGGTCATTGGATCTCTGAGATCCTCGGTGCCGGTTAGTCGAAGCGAGATGTTCGGCTCGGCCGGAGGCGGAGGCTGAGGCGCTCGAATGACTGTTGCTGGGTCAAGACCGGTGAGAGTTGCGGCTTCTTTCAATACTGGCTCCAAGTTTACCCAACCAGACTTTGCATACATATTCACGAATTCTTGAATACGCTGTAGACGTTGATTAGAGTCAAGCAGGACGGTGGAGTCCGCTAAGATGGAATATGCGAGGGTCTTAGAAACTACCGGATCGAAGCCTTGTCCTAGGGTGCTAGGGTCTTCGTAGAGGCAGATAAGACCGCCAAGAACCTCGGCGATGCCGCAAAAGAACTTACCAACTTTGGCGCGTTCGCGGGCAGTGCGGGTCTGGGCGCTGGAAGCAATTTCCTGGGCCTCTCCTTTGGTTTCTACCTGCGCACCAGTGGCGTCTTGATTTAGATTCCAGATACGACTGAGGTCTCGATTAGCGATGATGTCAAAGGAGAAATTCTCCTGTGGGAAGTTGCTACGGGCTACTTCGGTGATGACATTCTGACCGCTACCCTGGACAGGAATCATGGCCTGCCACTTACCACGCATCAAATTGAAGACGACTGTGGGGTCCACTCGATTAACGTCGATGGTTCTAACTGGTAAGCTGTGTTCGCGCTGAAGGACCATCTGAGTACGAGACTTAATGATCTCGTTGACCTGTGGACGACCTACGGCGGAGTCTGACGGCGGGATGGCTTCGTCTGTGATGTAGCTTAGTGTTATTACACGGATTGGATATTTGATTGCCCCAATAAGGTTGCCGTTCTGATCGACTTCCTGACCTTTCCAGGGTTCATCAATGACTGGATTTTCTTCACCGTGAATAAAGACCACATGTTGAATAGCGTTGTATAGTTTGGTATTCTCGTCGTAGAGGTACTTTTTGTAGAAGACCTCATCGAAAGCTACAAGCTCGTCGCTTTCGGTTTCGGCCTTACGTTCAGTGTCTGATGTGATGAGTTCTTGCGTATTAGAGTCTAGTCCAACATATTGTCTTTTCTTAGCTGGATCTAGTTTCCAACGGCGTTGAGCTTCTACCCAAGTGACGTATCCGGAGCGGCCAATCCACGGTGAGTTGTCGAAGTCCGATCCAGTGAAAGAAATAGGCCATAGAAAGTTGGCCGGACTAACACGATTTATTAAATAACGCTTATCAACTATGCGAGGAACCGTCTCCATGGGTAGTGGTATGCCATTTGGCAGTAGGCCGGTCAGCATGATTTGCTGTTGGATTTCAGGAGGAAGTGTTGCAAGATCCACAGCCGGGACGGTTACATCTTCCGTGAGAGCCTCGTGGGATACCGCCACAATGCCGATGCCAGCCGCGTTGATGCAGTCTGGCAAAACTTCGTCCATGGCAGTTTCAATACCTGCTTGAACTAGAGTATCATTGATGCGCTGCTCAAAGGAATGCAGCCAAGGGGCCATCTCCGGAGCTACGGTCTGTGGAGGATGGTTAACTCTAACTGCAGGAACCTGTGAAAATAGGCTGGATTGTTTCTCTTTTGTGAACGACCAATCTAAATTGACTACTACCCTATTTTCGTCGGACTGTGTGGCGAAAGGTTTTCCACGCCGGTAATCAACACTAACCTGCCAGTCTTGTACAAGCTTCTTGCGGTAATTGGTACATGTCGTAATAGCGTTGCGCAGCATCTTGTTGCGCTTGGTTGTGGTCTTGTCTGGAGTGACCTGATCGGTCTTTGGTGTGTCTGGCGATTCTAAAGTAGGCATTAAAGACCTTTGTTAAATTTTGGTTCTGACGCTCTCGTCACCAAGGACAAATCGACTGTTTGATTCCTTAGGCTCCATCCATTTCCGTATACGGCGCTGATATGGAGTTTTAGCTTGGTCTGCAGAGTGGCTGATTAGGAAGTACGCAAGTGCCACTACCGGGTGGTCGTGCGCTTGATTTGCCAGTCGTAGTGGATGTTTCTCATCAAAACTTTGTAGTGGAATAGCGCGAATAAGATATGGAGCGCCCGGATATAACCCAGTGCCTCTATATATCTGCAAGCGAGGAATGCCGGGTTCCGCTTCTTCCGCTAAGGCTGTATGCACGGCGGAAGCGAACTGCTCTCGGTTGTTGATAGACGGTTCCATTGGAACCCCGTTATACTCAAATAAGTCTCGCATAGTTCGAGCGTCGTGGCCGGTATGGATGTCAAGTACTGGATCACAGTAACAAGCCACAATTCGTTCGATGCCCAACATCTCATCTTCTTCTTTCATGCTGGCTGCGATATCCGAGACAATTGTCTTAAGCCATCGCTTCTCATGGAAGACTATATAACGATTGCCTAAATGAGCTATCCACGCGCAATAAGCCGGATCTGGTGCGTAGCCATGATCATAGACTCTATAGATCGGGGCTTTCTTAACTAATTTTTCAATGTCTAGCTCGTGGATAACGTGATAAGGCTTACCTTCCTTAGATTGGTAAAAAGAGAATAGTGTGTTCTCTTCCATGTATTCGCCACGAAGCCACGCAGCTTTGACATGGGGTAGCATCTTGGCGAAGCGCTTGCGATACTGCTCTAGGTCTAGTGTGGGGTTCTCCTCCATGTCAATGCGAATATACTGCCACTCGTCTGGGAAGTAATTTTCGTCATCGCCGTCATCGTCCATGTAGTCTACTTCATCTTTGTTGATGAAGTATCGATTGATGTCAGCCATGGAAGGGCCTAGTGGATTGGTCGCCGAGCGTGTGACCGCTTGTAGGCCCATGTCCCTAAAAGCGCCAGAAACACGAACCGAGGCGTTCAATTTCTGAAAGTAATCCCAAGGAATTAGTGACAACTCGTCGTAATAAGCGGCTAAGAATTCGGCAGACAGCAAGTTGAATGCGTCTTCAGCGTGGCCTACATACGAAAAGAATAGCTTAGAGCCGTTTGGATAGAAAGCGCAGTGTTTGGTCCAGTGGTAATAACCACCTAGGTAGCGCATCTCCGTTTCAATGTGCTGTAGATGGCTCTGCTCCAGCTGTCGCATGGTCTTACGAATGAGAATCAATGCGCAACCAGGAACAGACAATGCCCTCATGTGAGCATCATTGCGAAGCATTAAGGATTTGCCAGAGCCCCTAGAGCCGATGGCCAGAAGATTGGGAACTTCGGACTCGTGAAACAATACCTGTTTTGGATGTGGGCTGTAGAGACAATACGGTCCCTCGTCGGTAGTAACCCAAAGACCCTTTTCTGGTATGGTGCCAGCGGGTATAATTCCTTGGTAATTACTCGGTAGGTTCATTATGCTTTACTTCGATGACTTCAACTACAGCTTCTGGGAGGGCTCTGTTGAGGCCCCCAATTGCGACTCCGATTTGGATACTGGGGCCACTCTTGCTTTTGTCTAGGACAGCTGTTTTGTCTACGTCTGTATCGAATACAGTGAAACCTTCCTCGTCCTTCGGAATGTGTTTGGCGAGATCTGAGGCACACTTCTGGGCTGTCTCGAAGTCGCCGAAGGCCAGCGCTTGCTTCCAGGTCTCGAAGTACATCTTCACGATTTCTTCGGCACGTTCCTTTAGGGCTTCGCGGGCTTTGCGGACTGAGCCGAAGGATTGACCGCCGACAGGCATTACTCCACAACCTCCACAGCGTTCTTTACGAAGCACATTCGGGGGATGAGACCTTGCGCGTCCATTTGACCCGCTACTTGATGTTCATCACCTTCAACAATGCGACATCTACATAGGAAACAGATTAGCACTAGTATACGCTCTTATTTAAACGTTCCATTGAGTCTTCAGTCTTGTGCCATCCCACGAATCGGAATCCTAGCTTTTCCATGCCATCTAGCACAGGTCCCCAATGTTTTGGGTCCTGGGTTTCGATATCCAGCGTGGCGTCTCTTGCTAAGCCCCTGGTTTCGTATTTGAAGTATGCGATGTATGCTTCCATTACTGATCACTCTGAAATGCGCGAAGTTCCTGTGTTGTCATGTCTGGACGCTTGGGGCCTTGGACGTGGATGGGATTAGTGTATTCTGGATAGAGTTCTCGATGGATGCGCGAGAGCTGCAACGCACAGAATAAGTAAAAGGACTCTAGTTGGGGAGTGTGATTATTTGACATTACGGATCAATCTTAAGGGCCTTACGCCACCACTCGATGTCGTTGATGTAGAACTGCCATATCTTTTCTTTTTGTTCTGGGCTCTGACCCTTCATAGCCTCTAGCACTATCGAAAGGAGTAATTCAATTATAGCCAATGGCATTTATTTATTCCTATATTTATCTAAAACGGCCTGCATTAAGATCCCTTTAGCCCAAGTAACTTTGTCCTCTACTCGCTGTCCGAAGGGCTGGGACGTAGACCACAACTCTAAGTTTTCTAGTCTATTGTCATCGCGGATGCCGTTTTTGTGATGGACAGATTCGCTCTTTATTAATGGTCTATTAAGATGCTTTGACATCACTAATGTATGTTCTAAAACATAACCGCGTTTATTTGCATTCAGATGTTTTGGTTCAAGAACTTGCATATAGCCATTACCGGCGCCAATACGACCGCCCTTCCAAACCGCAGCGCGGACTCTTTCTTTTCGCAAGCATCCACACGATTTAGTTCTACCAAGTCTTAGGTTACGACCACTGACAACTTTATGCTTCACACACTTGCACAAACATAACCAAATAGCATTATTTTCCTTATCGTTAAAGGGTGCTCGTGCAAAGACTTGATTAGAAATATCAGTAAGGTTTTTGTAATTCATTACATCACGCTTAGATTTTACACATTAAGAATATATCCAGGGTTAATCCCCTGATAACCGACGAGGATTTGATGGATGTTGTAGGGATGTGTAGGACCTTTGACGGTGTTGCGGATAACTTGAAAGGCGTGTCGAAGGCCATTAGCGTCGTCGATGTCGATGTCGGCTAGGAACTCTCCACAGCGTTGGAAAAAGGTTATTTGGAGATTGCCGTAGGAGTCGGATGTCTTAAAGCTACCGGCTGGCATAAAGCCGAATGGAGCGTCATGAAGCGAGCCAGAGACCTTATGGAAATCCTTGGAAGCCTCGACAAGCCATAATAGCGAGACGCCTACTGCTGCTAATATACGATCCTGCTTGACGTCGCGGATACCCAATATGAGATCCGATACGTTACATCCGTCCAGTTGGGTGGCTTTGCATTTGGTGAGGATGTTTAGGAGGCCTGCCTTAGGAAGGTCTGACAAGTTCTGATAGCAATCAATGCCGCTCAATCGGTTGAATTCTGTAGGTAGATCTGGAAATGTGACTGACTTAACTGCGCTGTCCTTGACCGGTAGGACAACTGATATCTGCTGGGTCTTGCTGGAGACTACCACAAATTGAGCAACAGTGTGATAGGATCTAGCACGAACCTGTAGAGAATAGATCTCAGCTAAGTCGTGAGACAAACCAGAGATATCTATCTGTCCCTCTGTAATGTCGAATCTGTAGATGTCGTTATCCTTCCGTAGAGCTACTTTGGCTCGCCTTGTGAGTGGATTGCCGTATACATCAACTAGCTTTATGGTTAGGAGGCTCATTTCTAAATCTTG